GCCTCAAGAGTTCCCCTCATGCTTATAAACTCGGCTGACTTGCTCTGTAATTCCTCAAGGGTAATGCGGTCATCTATGTATAGATCGTTAAGTTTGCTCAATTTCTTTGACAGCTCCTCTATTTGTTTCTTGTAGCTCTCACGGTCTAGGGTCTCGGCATTATCGTCTGAAAATATTTTATCCAGGTAACCAGTGTTATCTTGCAGTTTGCTAATTTCTGTCAGCACATAAGCCTCTAGCTCGTCTTTGTAGTAAAATCCTGAGTCACATTTTTCATTGTTATTATAGACAGTCACACCTTTAGTTTTTCTAGGATGCCTCTGATGGCATTCGTATTTTTTAAACCTACTACCGTCTTTTCTTTTTACTCCTAATATAATTTTTAAAGGTGAACCGCAGTAGCCGCATTGAGCGATACCTGATAACATATACTTTGCCTGAAATGGCCGAGGATTTAAGTTTTTAAGTGCCGTCCTTTGTCTGATCTTCAGTTCCTCCTTGGTCTTGTTATAAACTTCCTCTGTAATTATCGGATCATGATTACCTGGATAAATTTCTCCCTTGAACTGATTGAAACCACAATAGACAGGGTTGTCTAGTATAGCCCTGACCGCCCGATAACTCCAAGGGACATGTTTTGGGTATTTCTCATTTAGATCATCTCTCAGCTTAGTAATGGATCTCCCTCTTATGTAACTTTCAAAGATAAACTTAATGGCCAGAGCCTGAGCTGGATTGATAGTGATAGTTCCTGTCTCTCTGTGGTAGTCGTATCCATAGGATGTTTTAGCCCACATCATGGATTTTCCAGCCTTGGCCCGTCCTATTTTACCAAGTTGCATACGTTCCTTGATTTGCTCTCTTTCTAGCTGAGCAAAGACACTTAACAGCCCAATCATAGCCTTACCAAAGGGAGTAGAGGTGTCAAAATTCTCCTGTAGGCTCAAAAAGGCTATATTATTCTTTATGAAAATATCTTCAATCAGATAAAGCGTGTCTTTTTGACTACGGCTAAGGCGGTCCAGCTTGTAGACTAGGACTGTGTCAAATTTTCTTTTTTTAGCGTCTTTGATAAGTCCCTCGAGTGCTGGTCTGTCAGTATTAGATCCTGAGAAACCACCATCAGTGTATATCTTGTAGACGCTCCAGTCCTTAATATCGCAGTAGCTAGAGAGCTTAGCTTTTTGCTCATCGATAGAGTAGCCCTCTTCTGCCTGAGATGTGGTAGACACCCTGACGTATATAGCTACTTTATTTGTTGTTATCATAGTAGTACCTCTTTCAAAATTTCCTAAAAAATGATAAAATGGGTACAAGAAAACATCTCAAAAGGCAATCTCTTTTGAAAAGTTTTTCTTGCAATTCATATCCTCACACTCAAAATTTGGCGATGGCGAGTGTGGGGATTTTTTAGTTTTTAAAAAGGGAAGCAACGGTTAAGTTACTTCCCCTGGCACGCTAAGGTGCAAAGTCTAAAATTATGAGGGTAAACCTCTAAGTAACTTAATTATATCATAAAATGAAATTGATTCCAACGATATGTAACAATCGAAGGGTGTGGGGCTTTTTTAAATTTTCTCAAATACCATAGTCGCTTGGATACGGTCACCACCAACCAAACCAGAACTACCACCACTAGCAGTGCTTATTGTATGAAGTCTATAGCCTTTTGCTGCTTGTTCGTTGATAACCTCTTCTAAGGCTGTAAGGTTACGCGACCCTGTACCAAAAAGTTTCTCTTTTAAAGTTACCTGTAAGACAACATATTGTAAATCTTCAGCTTCTGAAGCGACTGAAAGAGTGCTAGGACCTTTAAACATTCCCATTTTAATTACTCCTTTTATTTATTCTTTTATTTCTTTTAAAATTCTATTCTGTTCTTCTAAAAGTTCGATGACTCTATCTAATTTCTTAACGGTCTCGTTTTGAGCAATCAATAATGCGCGTGACATTTTCATGTCTGCGATACCGAGAGCCTTCATACTTTCGTTGTGGCTATCTACATTATCGTTTACACCGAAATTATAGGTGTTGGTATTGCCGCTTCCAGCATCTAATCCGTTTACGCCATGATTAACTCCGTTAATTACAGATGTCCCACCAAATAAAATATAGTCTGTTGTCGTCCCTAAAATTTGTGCCAATTTTACCAATTTTCCTCCGCTTGGTATATTAGTTCCGTTTTCCCATTTAGAAATAGTAGAGTCTGATTTATATCCCATCTTTGTAGCCAGCTCTAGTTGACTTAATTTGTTAACCTGTCTTAAAGATTCAATTCTTGATCCGATTTGTTTGTTAAGCATCCTTTTCACCTCCAGCCTTTACAAGCATATTATATAGTATATTTGATTTAAAATCAATAAAATTTGTTAAAAAAACAAAAAAAGTTGAAAAAAAATCAACAAAATTATTGACACTTGATTTAAAATCAAGTAAAATAAAATCAGATTTAAGAAAGGAGAAAGAAAAATGACAGATGTAAAACCTAAAATTACAATTCTTGAGATTCGAGCGAAAAATAAACTTAATCAAAAAGAATTTGGGAAAACCGTTGGTGTTACTGCTCAGACGGTGGGCTCTTGGGAAAAAAATATAAAATCAATTTCCGCCGAGAACCTTATTAAGGTGTGCCAAATTTACGACGTCAGGGCAAGTGATTTGCTAGGTACATAATTTTTTTGCACAAAAACTTGATTTTAAATCAAGTTAGAAAGGAGTACGGAATGAACGAATTAGAAAGAACAGCCCTCAATGAGATATTGAGGACCGTGACTTATATTGCTGAGAAGTTGGATGAACTAGATTCTAAGATTTCTTTGAACGATTCACAAGTTCCTGAGCATCAAGAATAGTTAGTTGATATTCAATAAAGCGGATGGTAGCATTTAAAAATTTCTTTAAATCTTATAAATCATTGCCGGTGTGTTTTCGGACGTAGTGAGTTTCATCGTTTCCAATCCACGCAGTGGCTTGAGCGAGTTTTTGTAGAATCTGGTCATCGATATGATCTTTAATAACGGAGCCTAACAATTTTCCCTTAATCTCATCAGCTTTTTCAGGGAATTTGTAGATTAAAAAATCCTTGATGATGAACTCTAGGGACTTTCTAAGGCCGATCCCAACTAAAGTGTCGTAACCGTCTACTTCAGCTTGTAAAGACTGAATATATGTCTTAACACCTTGAGGAGAAAGTTCAGAAATTTCTTTAGGAAATTCAGATGGTAACTCTTTATAGTAGTGTACGTTGCGTGAATAGGTCTCTCCGTAATTATAATCATAAGAATCTACCCAAGCATATTTACAAGAATTACAAAATAAAGTTAGAAACAAGATGTGACTATTTTTATCTTTGTAAAATGACGAATCTTTTAAAACGGGTTCTATCCCTCTACCACAATTAGGACAAATATCTGTTACAGTAACGTTTACTTTAGCATTGTCCTGATTATCATATTTCGCTTTTATTAACATAAGAATTACCTCGTTTTTGATTTCATTATACCACAAACAGAAAGGGGAACGGATGAAAGAAACAATAAACGAATTTCTAAAATTCAGAAGTCAATTTACAAAACGAGAATGGTTTGAAATTAACCAAGTTGTCGAAGCTCGTTTAAATGAAAAAGCCGACCAGTTGAAACTGGATGACTCAGATGTAGAAATCATTTCTAAAAGACTAGAAAAAGTTATTTAGAAATGACTTGAATGAGCAGTAGATAAGGAGATTAGAAATAGAAAGGAGACTGTATGACAGACTTTAAAAATTTAGATTGTCAATTCATCTTTCAAGAATGCGACTGAAAATTATACCGCTGTTAGTAATAGCTTTATTAACGACCCTGCGATGGATTTTACAGCTGTTGGCATCATGATGGTGGTGCTGGCTAATCACCCAAACTGGCAAGTCTATCCAGAAGAAATAGCTAAGCGGAAAGGTGTTAGTCGAGACACAGTTGATAGCTACTTCAAAATATTAGAAAAAAATGGCTACCTACGAATTGTTAAAAAAGGCATGGGACGTGGTAAAGGAGTTCGTGTTTTCAGATTTTTCTCAGATGTAAAAATATCTGATTTCCAATTCGATATTATGAAACAGAGATTAAATGAAAGTATATCTAAGTTATCCACAGGTTAGATTTTACATTTCCGATTTTTACAAATCTGTATTTTACAAATCTGTATTTTACAAATCAGAAAATTTAGGCACTAATAAATACTAACTAA